ATCCAACTTTCAACAACTGTCAAGCCTTTAATTTCTTTGTTATGTTCTAAAGTCCAATTATTTTGATTACCATTTTTAAAGAATAATTGACTCGCTTTATTTACTGTATCTTTTGAAAAATAGATATAGTACTCATCTTCCCCATTTTTACGATAAATAGGTTTTTCAGGAATTAAAACCGCACCCATTAAAATACGTTTTTCGCTATCTACTTGTGCAAGTTTGATTTCTTCTGACTTTAACGCTACGAAATTGGACTCTATGGCAGGAGCAGAGACTACGCTTATCGCGTCTACTCCGCTTAACTCATCTGTCTCATCAATTATTAATTCAATTAAATTCATATCTTTTTTTAAATTAAAACACTATTATTAAAAATTTGTTTTATATTTGTATGTCTTTGTTTCCATACAATTTAATTTTTTAAAGTTATTCATTAAAGCCACCCTTTTGGAGTGGCTTTTTTGTTATCCTAAACTTGCGTTGTTTACTATATTTCTATCTAAACTTTGTTGAGTAGTTACATTGTTGGCTACCACATACGCTTGCATAGGTTGTTGATTTCCTAAAGTTTGAGCAATTTGATTTACTCCACTATTACCTACTACGTTGAAACTCGGAGCAGGAGCACCGCCACCACCTGCAGCACCTCCACCACTTGGAGTACTTGAACTTCCAACACTTGTACTATTCCCTTTAATCGCTTGTATTGATTTAACTGAACTTGCAATAGTTGAACCAATAGTTAAAGCACCTTTTAAGGTATTTAAAGCAACATAAGGCATACCACCTGTAAGAGGTGACGCAGCTACTGCTTTAGCGTTTGCGACACCAATACTTGAAACAGTTTCGGAAACGGATTTTGTGGCTGTTCTTACTACATCAGCAATAGCTAATGCTTTTGCAACTTTATTTAATTTACCACCACCTAAAGATAAAATATTTTGTAAGTTATCATAAGTACTTCTATATTGCTCTTCTTTAAACTTTCTTTCTTCTTCTGCTATTGTTTTAGCTTTTTCGGCATCTTCTTTTTGTTTGTCTAATCTATATTGTGCAATTTCATCTTCTTTAGCTATAATATTATTATCAATTTCTTGTTTTCTTAATGCGTATTCATTTTCAGCGTCTATCCTTGCCTGTGTACCCTCTTTATAAATATTAATATTATTTTTCAAACGCTCTAATTCTAAAGTGCGTTCGTTTTCCATTGCCATTTTTTGGGCTTCAAGTTTAGCTACTTCGTCTTTTAATCTTTCAGCATCAAATAACTTTTGATTAATAGCAAGTTGTGTTTCAGTTTCTGACTTTGATTTTAATAAATCAATAGATTCTTTTATTAAAGCATTTTTGTTTGAGTCTTGTTCAGACCTTAAACCTTCAATTTGTGAAAGTACTCCTTCTGCATTTGCTAAAGCGTTTGTAACTGCTGCTCTATTTTCTATACTTTTATTTTGTTGATAGGTCGCTTGTGCTGCTGCTACTTGTGCATTAGCTTGTGCCAACATAGCTGCTTCTTGTTTTTCTAAAACTTTTAATAAATCATCATTTGCTTTTTGTCTTTCTGCTATTGTATTAAATTCGTTATCTCTAATTTGACGTAATTTTTCGGCTTGTCTATCGTATTGTTCAACTAAACGAGCTTGTTCTGCTTCAGCTAACTTTGCGGAATTTTGTAATTGTACATTTGCTTTTGCTTGCTCATATGCTCCTGCAATTGATATTTTACTCACACCATCAATAGTACCTTCTACAACTGCACCTACTTCTGTAATTGCTTTGCCGATATTATTAGCAACTTGTATACCTGCTTCAATTGCATCTGTACCTACTTCTTTTAAACTTCCTTTTGTTTCTTCAATTCTTTTAGTTAGCTTTTTAATTGTTTCAGAATCTCCATCTCCAAATATAGACTCTTCCCAAGCCAAACGAACCTCATCAATAGTTAATTTAATTGCGTAGAAAGCTGCTTTTAATGGTGTTAAACTTAAAGTAAGTAAGCCCCCTATTGTTTTGCTTAATCCTTCAAAACCATTTGATGCACTACCTACCTTCTCAACCATTGAAACAATTATATTTGTAACTTGTGAAAAGATATTTGATACAGTACCCATAACTGCTGAAAAAGTATCAGCAACTTTTTGATTGCCCATAAATACTTCTTTTAAAGTACTTAATGCACCAATTATCAACCCAATACCCATAGCTTTAATGGCTAAACCTACGCCTTTAAAACCATCTGATAAAGTTTTTGTAGATTTTTCAGTACTTTCTACACCTTTTTCAATATTCTTTATTGACTTTGCGGAGGCTTTTCCTAAATCTTCAAATTGTTCAACTAATTTATTTACATCTTTTTCAGCAGCCTGCGAGTTAACATCAATTTCTATAGTCTTGGTAATTGCCATTTGATTTGGTTTTTAAGTTCTTTAAAATTTTCAGGAAATTTATATTTTCCTTTCGCTATGTCTACACTCTCGCTTTGCCCCAACTTTTGGAATTCAAGCATTTCAATAATTATTTTAAGCATTTTGTATGATTGGTATTTCTATATCTTGAACTACTCCGTTTTCGTCTTTCCATTTACCATTTAAACTACCTACTCTTTCAAGTCCTGTTGCGTTTGCTGAAATAGTAACTGTTACTGTTTCGTTATCTGTATAACTTGCTGTTGTATAAGTTATCCAAGCGTCTACTGAAGGTGTTAATACAATTATAGGACTAACATTTTTTAATAATAAAATCTCTAAATCTTGTGCAGTATTATCAACTTCATAAAATGGCTCAAAAGAAAACCTATTCCCTATTGCAACTTCTCCACTTCTGTAATCTGTTAATAATTCAAGTGAAGTTTCACCGCTTGTTAAATCAGTTGTCATTTTATTAATTGTGTACTTCTTATCCCTTATAATAATTCTGTCGTTTAATTTAATATCTATTAATTCAATAGGATTGAAGTAACATTTTACGATTACTAATCTACTTTTAATGTTAAAAATATTACCTAAATAATTCTCGTAATGTCTTTTGTATAGTCCATTAATTATGCTGCTTAGATACCAACTACTTATTTCTTCACCCCAATTTAAAGACATTAATGTTCCGTTATTAATATCATTTGAAAACCTACGATAAGAAGATATGTCTGTATAACCCCCTGTGTTTAAATTAATTCTAATATCAGGGCTTACGTCTTGCCTTCCATTATCATACATCAATAAAGGTTTAGGTACATAATTATTTAAATCTTTATTTTTAAAAGTTATCGTTTGAAAGTCCTCCTCACTTTCATACATTGCGTTTTCAAAAGGCAGTTCAACTGTAAACGTGCTGCTCTCTAAACTATCTATTTGCTCATAAGCTAAATTGCCATAAGCAAAGTTTCGAGTTGACAAAAACAAATTATTAAAAGCGTTGTTTAATATATTTTCAGAATCTTGATATTTGAAATTAATGTTTTTATACATCGAAGTCTTTTTTAACTCAATGTTATCTGAAATTACATTTGCCGAAATATCTTTGTACGCTCCGTTATTGTAATATAATTCTAAAGGAATTAACTCGTATGTCGTTTCATCTTGCGGAATAATAACAAGGTTAAACATTTTAATTAATCCCGTAAATAAATCAATTACTTTTAAATCAGGTGCGTAAGTACCTATATTAATATTCGCTACCGTTGTTTGACTTGTACCGCTTGCTGTAAAGTCTGAATCAAAAACACGTGAATAAAATAATTGACTTGTAAAGGTCATAGGTGTTTCGCTCTGAACTTCAATAGTATATTTATCGTTTAACTCTTGTGTTGAAAATTGACTATTAAAAAAAGTGTTTGTTTTTGTACCTAATTGATTTATAAAACTATTAAACAAAACTCCATTTTTATAAATTAAAACATCATAAGGTATAGTACCACTTGTTGGAATTATTTGTATTCTTAAATTTCTTAATCTATAATCTAATATTGTAACAATAAAACCTATTTCATCAGTAGTTAAATTAATCTCATTATTTGTTCCACCTGTTTTACTTGTAAAATTTACTTTTAAAGGTTCTGTTTTAACTTGTAACGTTTCAGCATTTTTAAACAACATCCATAACCTTGAAAATTGAATGTAATCTAAAAAAGCACCTGTAAAAGTTACCCCGTATTTAGTTTGTATAAAGTCTAAAATCTTACTTAACTTAACAGCAGGAAAAAGACTATTCCATTTTATAGAACCAGCATTATTTGTAATGTCACTTGAACCGCCTGTATTATAATCGTATAGTCTATCGTGTGCAAATAACGGATAAGCAACAAATCCCGTAGTTGAATTTATTTTAGCTAATACTTCTGTACTTGTAAAGCTATGGTCTAAACTACTGAAATCTAAACTCGCAATTTTATCTTCTTTAAATAAATCTTTTATACTTTTAGCCTTTCCATAAAATACAATAGAATAAGAATCTAGCATGTTATTTTTATACTTAACATCATTTAAAGCAAATGAACCAACTCTAAAGGTAAAAGTATCTATTTCAATATATCCATCATATTTTACCCTATGGTCAAAACCACCATCTAAACTACTTTCGTACCAATGCTTAAATATTTCATTATTAGTATTACTTGCAGGAATAGTAAAAGATTGAGTAAAATCAGTCTTTGCTTTTGATACATCAGCAATATCTTGAACAGATGAAGTAACGCTTATCTTTTCATCTTCGAATAATTCAATACGTTTCGCTATTCCATCAACATAAATATAAAGTGCTACTATCATATTACATCATTTATTAGTCCGTAGTTGTATTCGAATTCAATTTCGTAGTTAATGTTTTTGTCTTTCAAATGTGTTTTAATATCAAAACTTTGGCTTTTAACTATTGCAGGTTTATTGTCTAATAATACTACTTCACTTAATAACAAATCTTGTATCAAATCGCTATAGTTTTCATCAACCCAACCTGTGTTGCATTTAATCTTTTGCGTACCTTGAAAATTAAAACGTTGTTTTTGCCCTTGTAACGGATTAAAATCTATTGAACTTGATAAAAGATTATAGTCTTTTGATTTTACGTCTATACCTTGACTATTTGCTTTAAAGAAAGTAAGATACTGCCAACCCCCAAAACCATTAATAAACGTGCAAGTTACAGGTGTGTATTTAGGCTCACAAAGTTCTTCCGCATAAAAAAAACTATCTTCTACATTTTCAGTTTCTTGCAATATTGGAAACTTCCAAATAGCAGGCTCGGTAACATCTACATAACCATAAGAAGTATCATAGTATTCAACTTCTAAAAAGAAACTAACATAATTTGTATCAAAATCTTTTACGTAGTTTTTAATTGAAGTATTGAAAAGTGGCACTATTGTATCTGTTGTACTTTGATTATAGCCATCTAAATATTGAGTATATCCGTTTAAACACACAAAGGTTTCAGTATCTAATAAAACATCATCAGAATATCTTTTTACTTTCATATAACACCACGTGTTTACATTTTCTTCAGTAGGTACTGTAACTGTTACGGGTGCAATAGGTTTAATGAATCCCTTTGCTAAATTAGAAATATTCCAAGATAACTTTGTTTGTGTTGCACTCGGTACTTGTTTTGTAAAAGTATAGTTTGCATCTGTCGGCTCTGTCGTTCCTTTATTCCACAAAAATACTTCTATCTTTGCCGATGTTTGAGCAACCTCATCTACTTCGATGAAATATGGACTTCTTATAAATATCTTTTTCATTTCTTATTAATTGTATATTCTAAAAATTGTTCAACATCCAAACCATACGCTTCAACCAATTCATCGGGCAATCTTTCAAATGCTTTCTCAAATGGTTTAGTAAAAAATAAACTCGGTTTAATACCACGAGCATAAATATTACTTGCAACTACTTGTGCCATTGATTTTGCGTTTCCATCTCTGTATTTGCCTTTAGAATCACGAAATCTTAAACCTTTTGATTTAACCCATTTTTCTAATTTATTTTTAAAATCACCCCATTGACCCTTGAAGTTACCACTACCAAACCTATATGGAGAATTAGGTGCTTGTTGTCCTCTTATCTTTGCGTTTGGTGATACGTTACTTGGATTCGCACCCTTAACACCTTTGTCAACAAACTTTCCGTAATCTTCCATTAAAAACGCTAAACGAAAACTATTTGCTCCTACTTCAATTTGTTTATCTAAACTATTGTATAATTTTTTTTCATAATTCTTGCCACCCTTTGACAAATTACTTCTACTCTGCTGAATTACATATTTAGCAAATGCGTTTAAATACTCTTTTGTGTTCTTATTATCTAATCGCATATAGTCATATCATTACGAACTAATACATCAAATGTAACCGCCCACCCCGCTAAATCGTTTTCAAATCGTTCAGTAAATGGTTCAAAGTTTGGAGAACCTGTCAACTCCCAAAAGTCACTTCTTAAATCACCTCTGTTTAACCTATCTAAAACACGAACTCCTACTGCCATTTGAGTATTCCAAATATCAACCTTATTACTTTCATCTTTTTGATTAAGCAAATCCATCATTAAAATAGTAACATTGAATTGTATTGTATTACCTTGATGCGTTGCACTGTTTATCATAATATGCGACAAAGGGAATAGAGTACGTTTAGCTAAATCAACTTCGAATATATCACCTTCAGTAGCTGTGTTTACAAAAGGTTCTTCTAATAACGCTTCTTTAATCTTATTTATTAAACTATACACCATTTCGTTTTATATTATTCATTTCTATTTGTGTTTTTTCCTTTTCAAATAATAACCACGTCATTAAAGTAGTTATTGGTAATTTAGTTACATATTCAAAGTTGAGAATGTTTCCCTGAGCTGCTGCGTAAATTGATTGATACCAACCCCATTTTTTTCCAAAAGATTCTTCACTTGCTCCGATTGTTCCACTTCGTTCTGTATATAGTCCGTCAAACCTATTACGCAATCGTTGAGCAAAGTCGAAAAAAAAAGCATACAACCTAACGCAATATCTAAAGGCATATACTTTAAAACCTCTGAATACTTATCTGAACTTTCGTATTCTTCAATAGTATAAAGTTTGTTTGACTTATGCTTAATAGGTCTGAATAAAACCGCCATTGCTTTATGAAGTGTTTGAACATCTCCTAAATAGTTTTCGATGTCGATATACTCACCAGCGGTTAAATCTTCTAACTTCGGAATAAAGCCAAACTCATAAGCACCTAATTTAAAGGTAGTTGTAAGTTTTGGTTTGTGTTGTAATAACTCGTTAATATGTTTTAAAATTTCGCTTACTTCTGCGATTCTTATTCTTGCTACATCTTTTAAATCAATATTGCAAAAGATTTCAATAGTCTTTTGGTTTACGAATTCACTCGGCTCGTTATCCTTTATCAACTTTTCAAATCGTTGGTATTGATAAAGAGTAATTTCGTTTAGGTTTTCGGGTATGGTAATATTTATCTTCATATCATTATTAAAACACAATTAGTGTATTTTTGTATTAAGTGTTTGTTGCTATTTTATAAGCGTGAATAAGTTTCTTTATTTCCCCTACATTTCGAGGCATGTTTATTGTAACGTTTTTACCTGTCTTTTTTAAAACATATATTTCCACCATTTCAATCATTTCTCCGTATGTAGGTTGATTAGTAGACATAGTAGTTACCTTTGTTTGGATTTACACTAAACCACATACGCATCATTAAAGCATCTGAATAATCGGGTGACCTTCCAATACGTTTTTTAATTTCGTCTTTACTCATTAATCTTATTCGTGTTGTATCTATTTCTTTTGGCAGCCTTATCATTTCAAGTTCTTCTGTTAAATGCTTTTCTATTTTTTCATTGCAGTCAACATACAATTCATTTCTATTTATTTTTTCAGCTAAATAGTAATAGCATTGGTCTTTTAAAGATGCAAAGTTATCTTTAACACCGTTTACTTTAATTGGAACGCTATTATTTACAAACCCATTACAATGTAAGTAATCTACAACGCCACCACCTACACCATCTTCATCTACTATTACATTGTTATCATTTATATTATATTGTTTCTGTAAAGCCTTTATTTCGCTTACTATAAAATCAATGCGGCTTATGTCATACTCTTTTATTTCTATTACTCTGAAATCATCCCAAACATAGACAACTGTTTTGTCTTTTCCTAAACGTGCTATATCGGCTGTAATATATTTAACACCGCTTTCAATATGTGTATTAGAAAATACTTTTACAATACTTTGATTATTTATTAACTGACCGTCATCTTCGCTTGCTTCTGCTTCGTAAAGTTCTTTAAAAATCTTTTCAGGTAAATCTTTTTTAGCTTGTAATACTTCATCTTCTGACAATATTCCCTCACGAATTGCATCCCAACAAGTCACTTTAAAATATGCGTAGTTTTTATCTGTTTTAGATTTATCTTTTAACTTATGAACCCAATTAGATATTCCACCAAAGTTACCAATTAATTTACAAGGTGCTTCTGTTGCCGTTAAAGTAGAACGCAAAGCAAACCAAGCGTCCTCTTTTGCTCTCGGTGCTTCATCAAATACACACGCATAAACATCCTCTCCGTATAAGTTATCAGGATTATCAGCAGATTTAAAATGTATTTCAGCACCATTGGGACAAGTTATAATTAAATTACTTTCGTTAAAATTATAAACGCCATAACGTGATAAGTTACGGCGTAGTCTTTTAAATGCTATTTTAGATTGAGAGAATACAGGAGCAACCCACCAATAATTTTTTCCATCTCCATTTTCGTATTCGTGTGCTTTACCAAATAACCAAATAATATGCGAGTGTGTTTTACCTACTTTAGTACTTGCTTCAGTAATTGTAAAACGTGCATCACAAAATAATATATCTTTTTGGTAAGAAGTTAAATGTGGTTTGTTTATTTCCATTCATTCATATCAATTTTAGGAAATTGTAATTCTGTTTTTTGTTCTATTGTTTGTTTAGGTAGTCCGTATCTATAACTCAACCATAATTTAATTGCATTTACATCGCTATCTAATACCTTTGCATATAACATTTTCCATACTGTATCAGGTACGCTAATTGCATCCATAGACTCGATTAAAGATATTACTTCATCTTTCTTTAATCTTCCTGAATTTGGTCTTGCTCCACCTCTTTTTTTTGTTTCATTCATATTGAAAAAATTTGAAATCCAAAATTATTTTTATCTCATTTCTTTAGTAGTGTACTTTAATGATAACACAATACTATCATTTTTGTTGTCAGTATAATTAACTTGTGTTGAACTTAAATCCTCTTTATCTAACTTACCTGATTTAATATAAGTTATAAAATCTTCTAATACTTTTATAGTATTTTCTTTAAATCTTTCTTTGTCTATATTATTTTTCATCTGTTTGAGTTTTATAAACCTTTTCGATTTCGTTAATCATATCTCTCCAACAACTCCCACAAGTTGAACCACGATATGGAGTATTAAAAACTCTTTCGTAGATTGCTTTTAACTGCTCTTGCATTTTGATTGTTAGTTGATTTGGTTTAGTTGGTAAAAATTCATTCAACCAAATTAAATCTGTTTCGTTTATGCAACTTACTTGCTTGTAGGTCCATAGTTTATTAAGTGCTTCTTTACGTTCTTCACATCCGCATCCAACTCCTGTTACTTCTGAAATTTTATCTACAACTGCTTTTATACCTGTTGCTTCTGTGAATTGTTCTATTGTATCACCTAACCCTTTTACTTTTCTACCTCTTGCCATTGTTATAATTTTATGTTATTTCTTAAAGTAGTATTTTCTAATTTAATATTTTTAATAATTTCGTTAGCAGCTTGATTCATTTTTTCTAAATCTTTATTTTTTTTAGATAGTTTAAAATTTTCAATTTTAGCTTCAACTATTTTATCAATTAACATTTCTAATATTTCTTCGTTTTCCATTATTTTAAATTATTATAATCGTTTTGAAATAAATCTTTTAATTTTCTTTTGTGTTCTTTAAGCGAATGAAAAATACTCGTTTTGCTTATTTTTGTTTCGTTTGATAGTTCTTGCATACTCATTCCGCTATCTCTATAAATCGTAAATAACTTTTTATCGTAGGCATCCCAACTATTAACTTCTGCTTCGCATTTAGTTCTAAACTTATACCAATCAATTTCCTCATCTTCATTAAATTCATCAACTATTAAATATTTTTCATCTACATCGCCTTCATTATAAAACGATTCGTAATTGTCTTTTTTTAAAAACTGTCTAATAAATACGCTACGAATACAAATAAAAATATAACTTTTGTTTAGTACATCGTTTGTAAAACATTTGTCATATGATGAATATAAGTGTAACTTTATATAAGTTTCTTGTACTATGTCCTCTGCATCTTGTTTAGAGAATACCGAAGCCATTTTAATTAACTCTTTATGATATTTGTATAATTCTTGAAGCATTAATTTAAACTTAAATCTATTTTTTTTAAAGTAACAAAATCTAATTCCATTTGTAGTTCTCCTTCTATTTCTAAATATGGGAAATTATTTATACAAATCGTTTCGGCTTCATCCCAATTATTAGCGACAATGTTTTGACCTTGAAACTTTTTAGTTGTTCCATCATTTAAATCTAAAGCAAAGAAGTTAGTGCAAAATGTTTTCATAATCACAAATATAATAATTTATTTGATACCATAGTAAAAATAATCTAATTTTTTTATAATTTCTTTTAAACGTGTTGGATTTTGTTTAGATACATAAAGTTTATTTTTCTCTATTTCCAATTCTTGAAAGGATTGTTGTTTAGGTTTTTGTTGTTTCATTTGGATATATTTTTCCTTTAGTGTCTTGAAGGCAAAAAGCATCAAAACCATTTTTAATTAAGTCATCTATAATAAATTTTTGTAATTCTTTTAATGTATCGTTTTTTTCTTTACATTCAATAAAAATTACTTTACCATTTTTAAGACACATCAAATCAGGATAGCCATTAACTGCTAATTTAATAATTTTTAAAACTTTGTATCCTTTTTGTTCATATTCTTTTTTTACTTTAGTTTGAAATACGCTCATAAGCCTTTAATGTAAAATTCTTTTTTTGTTCAACTACTTTTAAAATATTGTAATCTAATGTATTTTTAGCAAGTATAAAATATACTTCTGTTTCTTTTCGTTCTTTTATCGTTAACCTATCTAATGACTGTACAAAGTTTGTGCCACTAAAACCAAAGTTAAGATAAATAAGTTTATCTGCTTTACTTAAATTAACACCCATTGCTGAACTATATTGTTGTCCTATAAAATGTTTATCAGTTGTGTTAAATTCGTTTAAATCTGTAGTTGCTTTATCTTTAAAAATATCTAATAACATTTCTAACTCTTGTTTAAAATAATAAAATATAGCTAACTTGCCATTAAAGTTTTCTTTTATGTAAATAGCTTTTGAGTTGTCAATAATTCCAGTATTACCACTATCAAAAATAATTGTACCACTTCCTAACTGATGCTGTTTACTCATTAATTTTACTGCTGAATCTGCTAAAATAGTTTCATTTTTACCTTGTATAACTTTGTCTTTTTTTAGTTGGTTTATTAGTTTGTATGTTATCGGCTTCATATCTATAAAAATATTTTTCTTTACAATAACATTTTCAAAACCTGCTTCTTCTTGCGTAAATTTATGTAATACCTTTTCAATACGTTTTGAAATTAAATCATTTTTAGCATTAGAATAATCATTGCTTTGTCCGTATGCTGTATAAATTAATTTAGGAATAACATAATCTTTAGCATATTTGTAGAAATTTGTATATTCTTTAAACGGACTATTTTTAGAAATCCAAAATTGATGATACCATTGTGAATAAGATTCACTTGCTGGAGTTCCTGACAAATAAACTATTTTAGTATTAAAGAATAATTCTTTTAATAATTTAGTTCTTTTACTTGGTTTTGGAAAAGCACCAATCGAGTGTGCTTCATCTAATATGCATAAATCGTATTTATCTTTAACCTTATGCAACGATTCATAATTTACTACTACTAACTCATAATTAAAATTAAAGTCCTTAAAATCGCTTAAAATCGAGTCAATCGCTTTTTTCTTTGTAATAAAAATAACTTTAGTTGCTTTTATATTTTCTGCTATTTGTAGAGCGGTTAATGTTTTGCCTGTTCGTTGAGTATGTTGTAAATAAACTATCCCGTTTTTAGTTAAAATTTCGGTACATTCATTTGCATTTTTTATCTGATAATCTCGTAACTCCTTCATAATTTTTCTCTTTTTTTAGACCTATTAGCGTTTATTGAAGTAAATCTTAAGGTAGTGTTTTCATTGTGAAATTTAATAAAATAAGCTCTTAAATCTTTATTATTAAAATATCTTTTTGTTTCGTGTTGGAAAACATATTTATATAAATCATTATAAGTTTTATTATATTTTTTCAAAAACAATTCTACTATAACTGCAAAATCGTGATTATGGTGGTCTACATCGTAAAAGTTATTTTTCAAAATTACTCCTGTGATTGCACATTTTGTAACATTAGGGATAAAAGTTTTTTTAAATTCTTGTATCTCCTCAAGGATAGTACTTCTAAAAGCTTTTAAAACCTCAATTTTTTGCAAATCCTTTACATTTTTCTTTATACTAAACAAATACGATATTGCTATTTTATTATTGTCGTCATCTAAAATATAAAAACAATGATTTTTATTTCCCCAAGTTTGGTTTTTTGAATAAATATAACCATTAAAACCATTAGATATTTTTTCCTCAAAATCAGGATGGTTTTTTAAATAAGAATGTATTTTATTAAATGTTTCGCAATAAAAATATAATTTGTCTTTTTCTATTGTTTCTTTAAACACTTGTAGCTCTTTTAATGTCATTTCTTTCATTTTTATTATTTTTTATAGGTGTAACATAGTGTAACATTTTAGTGTAACCTTTTTTAGGCAAATGTTACACCTGTTTTTCAATGTTTATAGTACTTCGCAAGGTTTTTTAGGTGTAACGGTTACACTTGGTAAATTTTTTTTTATTTTTTTTATTTTTTTTATTTTTAATTATAGGTGTAACATAGGTTACACGTTACACCTATTTCCTTCCTTAAGCCTTATAAACATTGATTTTTAGGTGTAACATCGTAGTGTAACCTACTGTAACCTTTTTTTAAAAAATGTTACACTATTTGCCTTCAATCTGTTTTAAAAGTCTATTTACTTGCTGTCTACTGATTCCTAAAATTTCAGCAGTTTGACTTCTATTAAAATCAGGATTTTCTTCATAAATCAATTTTAACTTTTCTAAATTATTTTTACCACCTTTAGTAGTTGATTTTATATTTGAAACCTCAACAGAATTTACTTTTACTTTTTTAGCAGTAGCTATAAAGTATTTACTTAATTTTTCCGCTTTTAAGACACTATCTTTTGTAATTAGTAAAGTATTACCACCTGTGCTAAAAAATTCATTAAAAGCGTGTATTACTAAAGCAAAACGAGGAATATAAGATTTTTGCTTTGGGTACATTGATTTTAAATATTCGTTTTCATTCTCATCGTTTTGAAAATTAGAAATTTCATTAAATATACGCTTCCATTCAATTTTAGCTTCTTCATTAAATTTAGCTGTTAGACTTTCAATATTACCTTCTTTATCACGTTGTATAACTGATTTAATAGTATCATAAAAACATATCATATTATCTTTATACCATTCAAGTAATTCATACTCTAATTCATTTTCATTATACAATTCTATTTTGGAATCAGGAAAACTTAAAAGCATCCTATCCATAAATCCGTTGTCTTTATTTTCTTCTGTATAAAATGAATTTAATATATTTGGTTGAATACCACCAAGAACAGGAATAAAAGGTTTTTCAACAAAAGAACCTTTTCGAGTTAAACGATTTAAAGAAACTGATTTACCGCTCCAACAAGATAGCCAAAATTCTAAATCAGAACCTGCTCTGTATTTATTCATATCTTTTAACCAACCTGCAAGTTCATCTTTAAAAACTCCTACTGCGTTATCACTTTCTTGATGCAAATCAACTAAAGCCTCTAAAGTAATATCATTAGCTATAAATTGCTTTTTAATTGGCTTTTGAACTTCTATACTTTCTTCTTTTTCTTTTTTGCTTAAATTATCGTAATACTCGAATTTATCAAGTTCTTTATAATAGTTTTTAATTTCTCTACTATTTACTTTTTGCAAAGGAAAAATAACATTGTTTATACTTGGTGTTTTACCTATACCAGCTTTACCAACTAAAGAAATCCAAAGTGTAGCGTTTTCATTCCAACCTCTTTTAACTTCTATTTCAATAGCATTACCAATGCTAACAGAAATTAACCAAAGTAAAGAGCAACCCATATAATCAATATTAGAATCTAATTTAGAATTACATTCTAAAATATAACTTTGTATTGGCTCTGGAAATATATCAATAGGAAAAACTAAATCAGTTTTATTGTATTTAAAATCTTCAATTAATTTATCTGTATTAGGCAAAGAAATAGTTTCTTTTAAAATTCTTTTAACTCTACTACCAAAACCTTCTTTGTATAATGCTTTTGTACTTTCAGAAAAATCTCCTCTATGATATTTTATTGTGTATGCTAAAAAAGGAGTTATAAGTTTTTCATGTGGATAATTAGTGCCTGTGCTAAATAGATACATAAAACCTGTATCTTTAAAAATATAACCACTATGTACAGAAGATGCTCCATGTCTTTTAATAACGATATGTTTTTTATTATTTGAAACAATAGAAAACTCATCGCAAATAATATCCCAAATATTTGTGTTATCGTTATAATCTTGCCAAGGTGTAATTTCTCCAACTTCAAAAGATACGCTTTCTTTTTTAGGAATATCAATCGGAGTTTCTTCAACGTAATTATACATTTTAGCTGAACTTAAAAGAATTTCTCTATCTTCTTCTGTAATTTCTTGAATTTTAGAATAACTATCTAATTTTGAAATAAAGTTTTCATAAATTATAACCATTCCACCTATACCTCGAGTTTCAAAAATAGCTTCTGTATGTCCTTTTAATCTTGCAAGTTTTTTGTTTCCTTCTATTTTTTTGCATCTATATAAAATATGATACCCATTTTTTTGAGTTTTAGCAATTACAAATTTATCGTCAAAATCATAAATATTATCTTTTATAAAATTTATAAATTCATCCCAAAATTCTTTTTGTTCTCTTGCACTTGGTAAAACTTTTAAATCAATATCTAAAACTTCAACATCATTTACACCAGTTACTAAACCATAAAGAGGAGCTTCTAATTTTTCTACTTCTTCAATACTTCTTGCTTGTTCTTGATATTTTTTCCATTGACCAATAGGTACTTTTAACTCTGAACAAGGTATAATTGAATAACCATTTTGAGCTAATAATTTTAATTTGTTTTTATCCATAATATTATTTAAAAGAGAAAACCCCTAAATGTGCATCACTACATTTAAGGGTTTCTCGGTTACGTTAAAAAATTAACGTTAAACTTTCCTTGTCGGTGATGCTTCGACTTTACAAATATAAACATTTTTTTAATACAAAAAACAAAATCCCTAATTTTCATCAAGGATTTCTAAATCAAATGTTTCGATTAACATTTTTAACATCGGATGTTTACTAAAATGGTAAACTATCTACGTCAGGAATATCATTTGCTTGTATTGGTTCTTCCGTTGGAGTTGATTCCTTAAGATTACCAAAGTAAAACTTATCTTCCTTTTGAGCACCCTTAAAATTAGATTGGAACGATGCACAATTTCCGTATTTGTCTAATTCATCATTTACCCAAACTCTCACGTTTAAATAAATTTTTCCGTTTTCGTTTTTAGTAAACGCTTTGTTACCTGCTTTTGCTTGTTCCATTAACTTACTGAAATCAATCGAACCATAAAATGAAGTTTTAACTCCCATAATAAATAAAATTAAAGATTAATAAATTCTTGTTGTTGTTGTGTTGTAATTGTGTATTTAGTTTTGATTTGTTCCAATGAAAAGCCACCTTGTTTCGCCTTAAGTAAAATTTCAGTTGTTGCGTTTGGTTTTTGTTGAACTGCTTTTTGTCCGTCATCGTCATCAGCACCTACGCAAACAAAAGATTGTAAAGCGTATCTTCTTGCGTAACTTATTCCGCTACCTTGTGCTTGTGCATCGTTTTGTTTGTTGTAGATAATTTCAGTAAGCGAGTCCATTAACTCGCCTGATTCGTGAAGTAAAATAGTTTTTACAAAGTTCTTGCCGTCAACGTGAACAATAGGTTGTAAAACACTTATTCCGTTTTCGTTTAACGTAGGTATAACTGCCTCACGTATTGCGTTTAAATCAGCGTATTTTGATTTAAAAAACGGATTTGTAGCACCCTTTTTAGGATTGCTCATTTCAGATTGTGCTTTTAATAAAGCGGTTGCAATTTGTTTCATAAGATAAGATATTTAATTAAAGATTTTCAAATATACAAAATTAAAATGATATAGCCAAACTTGATTTTCTTGGCGTGCTACTTACTTTTGTTACTTCAACTCCTTCGCTGTCGTAAATAGTGTCTTTTGACTTTGTAGCTACTTTGATAAGTTCAGCACGTTCTTTTAATTTAGCTTCAAGTTCAGCATAAACTAAATCCTCTTTGTAGTTTAAAGTTTCGCCACCGCTTCGGTAAGTTCCTTTGACTCCAAACGCTTCAAAGTTTTCTTGCGGAATTGAATTTTTAAGTTCATCTGTTACGATTTGTAATGCCTCGTTAATTCTAACAGCTTGTGCATAAAGTTCCATTTTATCAGTTGTTCCAGCATCTAAAAGATTGCTAACGAATGATTTTGCAGAAAGTTGTATTTCTTTTTTTGTTGGTAAGAAATTGTTTGTTTCTACAGATTGCTCCTGTAACATCAGGAATAAGTTCGAGTTTGCTCCCATAATTTTGATTTTTAAAGTTATGCAAATATAACGTTTTTTTGTTAATTAAAAAATAAATTAGATAAAAAACGATTAACCTATACATCGTGAGGTAAGACAAGTTATATAAAATCAAATCACTAAATTAATATTTCTTGTCTTTTGTTGGTTTAAAAAAGTGTTTCTTGTTTTACACTTTCTTTAAATCTTTTGTTTGCTTCTTCTAAATTTAATTTAGCTTGTTTAAAGTAACTATCTTTTAACTCGATACCGATAGCTTTACGTCCCATTGAAACAGGGCTAAAAACATCACTACCTACACCCATAAAAGGACTAAAAACAACTTCATCAGGATTTGAATATAAATCTACTAATCTATCTAAAACATCTAACTGAGTAGGTGTTACGTGTTTTTCGTCATCATCTTCTTTGCTATCGTGATAAGATATTACATTACCCTCTCTTACGTCATCCCAAACACTCGATGCGTAACGTTGCCAAATGTAATGATTCAATTTAGTTATTTTACCATCTTCTTTAGTTTTCAATAAGTGTTCCCACATTTCATCAGCTGTAAAATCCGTTTTGTTAGTATTGTTATAAGCTCTTAACATATTTGGCAAAATAGGTATTTCACCAGCATAATGAGTTAAACCAAATGGATGAACTACAGGTACTTTGTTTTCTCCTTTTTTCTTAAATATTAAAATATAATCAGGATTTGCTGTAAAACATTTTGTACTATCTTCTACTATGAATTTATGCATTAAAGATTGTACCATAGTTCTTATTCTTACTTTTAATGGCTCTTTCCAAACTGTTATTTTATTTTTATATTCAAAACCATATTTTTTATGAAGTTTAATTATTTCATTTGGAAAATCTGAAAGCGTACCACTAACATCACAAATATCAGTAATATGTATCGCATTAATACGCCCTTTTTTAGTAACCCTACTCATTTCTTTTACTAAAAATTCGTATTGCTGTAAAAATTCTGGAATATCTGAAACATTGCTCATATCTCTTTCAGAACTTGAATAAGTATATAAATTTGCAAAAGGAGGTGAATATATTGCTAAATCAATACTTTCATTATCTAAAGTTGGTAAAACCTCCATACAATCACTATTATAGATTGCGTAACGGTCTGTAACGATTTGGTCTTTTACTTTGTTTTCCATGTTATAAAAAGTTTGGTTTAATTAATTCTTTGTTAAATTCTTTTACTTTATTTTCAAAACTACGATTAACATTTTCAGTTAAATTTTTATGTAGCTGTATTGCTTTTTTTGTTTTTTGTTCCAATGCTTCTAAAACCCTTGTTTGTCCGTCTGAAATTACCATATCAATAGTAACATCATTTTTTTGTCCGAATCTCCAAAAACGTCTTATTGCTTGGTAGTATTGTTCATAGCTCCACGTTGGAAAAAATACGGAATGATTACAATGTTGCCAGTTTAAACCCATTGAAGTCATTTTTGCCTTTGTTATTAGCCTTTCAATTTCTCCATTTGCAAAAGCTAAAAGTATTTCTTCTTTTTTATCAATACTTTGACTTCCTATAATTTCAACAGCTTTTGAATCTGAACTTTTTAAAATGCTACTTTCATTATTTGTGTTACACCAATAAACCGAAGTTTTACCACTTGCCAACTCGATAGCTTTTTCACATCGTTTTTCTTCTGTTTGCTTTTGTTCGTGTCTTACTTCTGTCATTGACTTTGCAATAGGTGTAAACATTTGTATTTGTCCGTCAACATCTATTAAACTTTGATTTTCTATAATATGCTTATTTGTTATTAATTTTGGCAAATTATAACGCTCATTACTAAAACCTAAATCGCTAGGCATCTTTGCCATAATTGACCATTGATTAACCCACGCAAAGAAATCCTTTTCGGCATGAGGTTTTAAATAAAACTTTTCCCCTATATTATGTCTTCCACCTGTATCGTTTTGGTTATTCTTAAAAAACTTACCTAACATATCCATATAACCCATATAACCTAAAGCCTCGCTACTTGTACCCAATTCTATAAAATCGTTTGGACTTGGTGTTGCTGTGCTTAAAAATCTATAAGGTATTTTTTTAACAAAACTTGTAACTTCTTGTTTGATTTTTCCGTCAAAGTTTTTTAAAATAGAACTCTCATCTAAAATTACAGCCTCGAAATCATTTTCATTAAAATAATGTAAACGCTCGTAATTACAAATAATAATTTTTTTAGTATGTTTTCCGTCTTTTGAATATTCAACATCTTCGATACCTAACTTTTCAGCTTCTAAAACAAATTGAAAAGCAACCGCTAAAGGTGTTAATATTAATACTTTTTTATTTGTGTGATTCACTATATTTTTTGCAATAGATAACTGAACTAAAGTTTTACCTAAACCAGTGTCTAAAAATACAGCTACACGACCTTTTTCAACAGCTTTTTCAATAACGTGTTTTTGAAAGTCAAAAGCTATGTCAGGAATGTAATTTGCTTTAAAACCAAAGTTCCCTATTGAGTGCCTTTTTGATTCTAAAAATTTTTCGTAATCTGTCATAATATTTAAAATAAAAATGCCTATCTGTATTTGCATCGGCTTCGACCTCGATACTCCTACAAATAGGCTAATGTTTTAAAGTTACTAATTTGTCGAAGCGTAACTGTTATGCAAATATAATGTTTTTTTGTTAATTAATACTATTTTTCAAAAGTTTTTTATATTCATCATTAATTTTTTCGTTATTCTGACCTCTTTTTTCGAGTTTACGCATAATTCTTTTAATTTGTTCAAAGCGTTGTTCTTGTGTTTTCATTTTTTAAATTTTTCGTTATAGTATTGTTCAGGTTTATAACCTCTTTTAGGTACGCTTATTTGGTCTGCACAACCATTATGATAAGCATAAATAATCTGCTCCTTTTCCATTTCTTTGGCTTGTTTAAGATATTCACTCATATCTTCATAAATGTAATTTTGTTTATGAATTATTTCATATAACCATTCTACTGCTGTTTGTTTCATTTTAATAAATATTTAATCGGTTTATTTTTTATGTGATTCATTTCTTTTACTTTCTCTAAAACTTCTTTAGCTTTTAAAGTAGTTTCTTTTTGAATTTCGTATGCTGTCGGGATTCGCTTTCCTACTAATACTGAACTTTTACGCTTCGATAATTTCGACATAATAATCTAATTCCATTTTAGATAATACCTTTTCAAAAAAGTCAATCCCGCATCTGTTTTCGTTTGTAATGACGTGATTTAAAGTTGAGTAACTAATTTCGTAATGTTTCGCAAAATCTCGCTGATTCATTCCGCTATCTTGCTGGAGTTGTTTTATAATTTTATTTAGCTTCATAATTCATTTTTGATTCGTAAATGTGATATGTTTCAGTAATGTAAACAGGTCGGTAAATTGTAACGGTTATATCGTTTACTAATTTTTGCATTTCAAAAATATTATAAAATTTCATTCCGTCTTTTTCAACGTACTTTAAATCGTGTGCTTTTGCTATTTCTTTTAGCGTTACTCTGTCTACTCCTAATTCGTTAGACATTTTTAACAAAGTCATTTTCATAATTTAAAATGTGCGTTAATGTTGTATAAAACCCTGTTTTTTGTTTCTTGGTATGCTTCGTTGTTTCTTACTACTTCGTGGCTGTAAATAGCCTCTAATTGCTTTTCAAGTAGTTGTTTTAAAAGTTTACCATTTTCATTAAGCGGTCTACCATCATCAATAGCTTCTAAAAGTAAATCGGAGCAAACCGCAATAGTTTTAAGTTGTAAATCTTTAGTTCTCATATTCTTTTAACCACAATTTAATAACGTTAATACTTTTTTCTAAATCTGTTTTAAACTCGCCTTTTTTTTCTGCTCGTTCTAATCTTTTAACTATATCAAAAAGATATGAATTCCATCCTCTCTCGGTTGCTACTTTATAAAGTGTGCCTTTACTGTTATCGTAGTGTTTCGGTGTTTCTAATGTTTCATCTAAATATGTCATTATTCGTAAGATTTTATAAATTGTTCTAATGCGTTTTTTTCGTTTGGGTTAAGTTCGTGGAATAGTTTTCCGTTTACGTGCCATTTTGCGTTTACAAGTTCAATAATTAATTTCATAATGTTTTAATGATTTTAGTTAATTTTTCAGTTAGTTTACGTTGTTTGTACTCTAAATTAGAATCGTTCCCGAAGCATATTAATTCAGTTTCTATGCTTTCAATTTTCTTTGCGAGTTGTTTTAATTTAGTCAACTTTTCCTCGCTTATAATTGTTCCGTTCATACTATTTCATTTATGCATCTAATTTTTGCCTTTCTTTGCGAATCTTTAAAAGCTAAATAAGCCTCATCAAAATTGCTTGCTATAATGTCAATTTCAAAATCTTGATAATCGTCATTTTTGTACTTCCAATAATAAACTCTAAACTTTTTCATTATTAAATAATTTATCTACGTTTTCAATTAGTGTTGGTTCTCCTGTTGTTTCTTGAAGTAAGAATATAATGCTTTCAAATTTTAAGCTACTCCAAGCCACCTCCATTTTTAATTCGTATTGCAATTTAGTTGCTAAATACTTATAAGAACTTGACTTAATTTTTTGTCTGTTTTCTTTTGATAATCGTTTCCAAAGTGTTTCCATTTTATTTGTTTTTAAAGATTAATATTCCACATACAAGCAATGCTCCTGACATTACTAAAAAATTATCGGTACTCATTCCGATAGTTGCAACTGATAAAAAGATGATTGTTTTCATAATTTGTTATTTTGATAAGGCAAATATAATATCTTTTTTTAGATAAACAACACAATGAAGTTAATTTATATTGATTCTAAATAACGTTTCTATGTTATTTGTATTAAAATAGTATGTATTTTTGTGAAAAATAAAATTATGATACACAAAATACAACAACTAATTGACCGAAAATCATTTGTCAATAATATGGCAAGGAAATTAAAAGTAAAGCCTGAAACAATAGAGTATTATTTTCGCACTGAAATACCTATGAAGAATAAAGTAATTATCGAAGCGTGTTTAGACTTGCAGTTAAAGTTAGATAAAGAGTTTAAACAAATTGAAGTAAAGGCTTGGGAATTACTTTAATTAAAAAACCACCTATAACAAGGTGGTTTTATTTTTTATAAAGCTATAAATCAAATAGAGTATAAAAAAGCACGTAAACATTAAAATTAGCTTATTTGCGACTATATTAATTGTTTTTGAATAGTCAACCTCTTTGCTTTGTTTTTCTTCTTTAAAATCGACGTTTTGCTTTTCCTTAATTACTTCTTTGGAATTGTTATAAATAACACGTGTGTTATAAATTGTGTCTTTTCCTAACAGTATAGGCTTATCTAAATTTACAGGCTCTAAAGTAAACGAATTACTAAACTTTGTTATATCGGTTTTAGTTTCCGTTTTAACTTCAGTTTCTTCACTTGACTTTTTAACTGAACCGCAAGATGTTAGAAATATTGATAAAATTATTAGTTTAATTTTCATATTGATTCATTATTTCTATTATATTTTCTTTTGAGTAACCAACACAAATAAGCAAATTTACTAATATTTCAATTATTTCTTCGCTTGTAAAATCTTCATACTCACTTTCGAATATATGTTTTTTTTTATAGTTTTCTATTGTTATTTTCATTTTAAAATATATAAGTTAATCTTTGAATTTGTCCGTGTTCTTTGTCGTGAATATATCCCTCGACAGCTTTTGGTGCATGCTGATATCCATTTCTATGATGCCAACTATCAGTACCGCTTGGACTTCTTAATGTTTCAACACACACTCCCATATAATCTTTACTTACTTTATGATGTAAATGATGACTATAAATATACTTATGTTTACAATTACTCCAATCTTTTGATTCGTGTGCCATTAACATAGGCAAGTCTTGCGGTTTTGCTCCATCTCCGTGAGTTGTACCTATTAAATTTTTACCATAAGTAAAATATTTTCTATGTGCTATTGTAGTGTCAAACGTTACATTTTTGCAGTCTTTAAAATGCGTTTCAATTACTTGTGCTAAAAAGAATCCATTTGTATAATCGTGGTTACTTGGATTATAAACTACGTGAACATCAGCAACACTCATTAATATTTCAATAATATCTACATATAAAGATTTTGCTATTAAAAAATTAGTATGCCACATTCCGTCTGTATCTTGTGGCGTTCCACTTGTGGTTGTTCTTTTTGCATTATCAATATGTAAAATATCGTTCCCTATTACAAATAATATCTTATCTATACTATCTGTATTAATTTCGTTTAAAATACCTTTACAACCTTTTAAAACACGTTGTACAGCTATTTGATTGTTGTATGTTTCTCCAACTTCAAAAGCACTACATAATTTGCCTATATGAATGTCTGCAGGATCAAAAACAAATAGCCTTTTATTTTCGTTTGTTTCTCTTTTTAGTTGTGGATATTTAGGAACGTAATTTTTTAAATCTTCAATTACTTCTTTTGCTAATTTTTCAAAGTTAAATTCTTTCGGTGCTTTGTATAATGGATTTGTAACACGTACACTTTCATTTTTTGTCTTTAGCCATAGCATTGGAGTTGCTTCTGGACTTATTCCAACATTATTACAAGCGTCTAAAATTCCTTTATTTTTTTCCTTGTATCTTTTTACATAAGTTCTTAATAAATCCACATCTGTATTATCAACTATTTTAACATTATTTTTTAAAATAATTTTAGCTATTTGACTATTACTTTCAATAGATTGAATTAGTTCAAATATTTCTGAATCGTATTTTGACCATTTAGACATAAAAGTTTTTTTTAATTAATTATCACAAATATATAAAAAAAATATTATATTTGTACGGGGACTCTTAATTGTTTAGTTTTAGTTAATTAAAAAACCGCTCTATTAGTAGGGCGGTTTTTGTATTATAATTTACCAACGTGCTTTTACTCCTCGAATATCATAATGGGTAAAGTTTGGATAGATACCTATTCCGCCTTGTTTCATTTTACCCTGTTCAATTAGTCCTTCAATTACTAAAGCTACTTCTTTAGGTGTCATTCCTGAAACTCTTAAATCACTTGCTTTGCCTTTCACGTGTTGGCTATTTTTTACGCCACCGATTTTAGCGTTATACTTCGGACTCCTATAACCGCTATTAATTGTAATAGGTTTACCGATAGCATCTCTTAAAACTTGTAAATTTTGTGCTAAAGTGCTAATATTTTTTAGGACTTCATTTGGAATCTCTCCGCCATCTTTGCACTTAAATTCATTAAGTGAAAAGTTATTCGTTAGTTTTGCCATCGTTTTTCTTTTTAATTAATTCAATAGTTTTCATTAACGTATAAACAATAGAAGCTAAAAGCAAAACTATTTTTAAAGTAGATTCAATATTGCTAAAACTTAATGCCATAGCTAAAGAATTTAAAGTATATAATTTCAAATCGCTAATTGACATTTCTTGCTTTCATTAAACGTTCTACAATATTTGTTGCTCCCTCGATTGCAATATAAGAAGTTGCAATAATAACCCAATCAGTTGAAGTTATAACTCCGCTAAATAAACCAGCAGAAGCCACTACAAAAACAGTCAATTTACGACTAACCCATTTTGAAAGGAATAAGTCTATTTTTTCTTTTCTACTCATCTGCAAAATGTGTATATTCAATTCGTTCTAATTCGTTTAATTGGTTGTGAATTTCTGAAAAGTTAGGGTCGTTTAAGACTTCTAATCCAACTATCCATCTATCGCTACCATCTTTTACAAATAGTAATTCAGATGCGTTATTTCTATAACCATTCAATGCGTTATATTGTTCTAAATTTGGGTGTAAAACTATCATATTATAAAGAATTTAAATAAGTATCAAAAGCATTAACAAAGTCTGTGTTTTCAGTTACCAAAGAAGAACCCATTGCATACATAGATATTTTAGCATTTACATAAATATTTAATTGTCTGAAAATCCATTGATTTGCATTAGGCAAACCTGTTGATAGTAAAGTTCTTGCTCCTCCAATTGAATCATTATATAAAGTAACATCAGTTGAGCTTGTACGATGTATAGACTTCATTCCTTTAGTTGTAGTATATGTAAAAGCAGAATCTAAAGTGTTTATAGAACCTGAATTTATCTTATTTGTGTTAAAAGTACCTATACGAATATTATTTGTATCAATTGAATTACCATCTAACCGTTGATTTAAAGAGCCAGAAAATAAATACATATATCTACCTGCATTATTGGTAACGTAATTTGTACTTTGAGTGCTTGGATTAAAATTTGTATCAACATAACTACTTGTACCATTACCCATAAAACCCTCATTAGTTGTAAAAGAAGGACTATTAACGGCAGTTAAAAGTGATAATCTTTTCCAATCAATTAAAGCAAAGTCTGAACTTCCATCTGTTGCAAAATTTGCAAACGTATCTAATTTATTCCATATACCACCTGCTTTTAAATCAATCACTAACTGATTTTGTAATAACTTTTGACTATCACTTGGCAAAGTATAGCTTTGCGTTGTTGCATAGTCTAAAATAGCTTGATAGTCTGCGTCATAAATAGAAGAACCGCCTACAATATCAGTATCACCCGCCCAACTATCAGCGTGAACAGAACCCCAATTAATTGAGTTGTTAACTGCTCCTTGCCCCCAACCTATGTTATTATTTTTTGAACCTTGTCCCCAATCGCTCATTTTCTATCTTTTTTAATTGTTCTACTTTAGCCAAATATAAATTTAACTTTTTAAAATTCTCTACTTTTGGTTTACTATAATTGCCAGCCATTATAAAAATTATTTGTATCAGGATTAACATCATCGTTTGAATTTAGATAATATTCAGGATACGTGCTTTGGTTAAAACACATAAAATCAATAAATCTTTGTGTGTAACTTTCAGCGATATCCCTTTCTTTTTCGACTAAAAAATCTACTTCTGCTTTTTCAACGTTTGTAGAGTTTTCGCTTGTATGTTTAAACAACCCTTTATTACTTAAAGTATATGCTGCAAATGGCAAATAATAAACCATTGCCCAATGTATAAGCATAGGCTTGATATAAGTAGTTAATAAAGTTTTATAGGGTAAATATCCCACGTCATTAATTTCGTTGCTTAAAATCAATTCTTGTAACTTTTCGTAAAGTCTACTACCTAAATAGTTTTGTATAGTAATATCCTGACTAATTTTAATATATTCGATAAAATCGTCAGCATCTAAATTACCATTAGTAATTGTAAATTTCTTTACATCTTCTGTGCTTATTAATAATGCGTATGCCATAGCTTAATTAGTTTTTAAATCCCATTTTATCCCAATACTCTTTAGTATAACCTTTGTAAGGCATATCTTTAGGTTTCATTGCAACCTCTTTTGGATTTCTTAAACGATAACCATACTTTTCGGCTTTTGCAATAGACAAAGGTTTTGCATTTGGATTTGTAGGGTCTATTTTAGTGTCAAAACTTGCGTAAGTTCTACGAAGCCATTTATGGGAACATCGGGGGCCTCCTTTAAATTTCCATATTGAATACGTATCTGCACCATTTTTACCGAATCCAGCGTTAACCGCTACGTTATCCATTGCTAAAATATCTTCTTTTCTATATACTTTTTCAGCACTTAACATTTTATTACAAAAATCCCTTTCGCCTTTTGTGTCGCCACTATAAACATAACGAGTTATAAAGTTAACACCGTCAATTTCTTTGTCATCTTCTGACTTTGTTCTTGGTCTTGCAGTTCCTGTACTTACTAAATTTACTATTTTAGAAAATAAACTTTGCTCTTTTTTCTTATTTAGATTTTCAATTTCTTCATCAAGTTCAGCTTCAAGTTCATAATCAACTTCGTTTTCATCTATTAAGTGCCATTCATCACTTAAAACTTCGCCTTTGTCAATTAATGCATCTGCTAAATCAGGGTGAGTGTGTGCCGACAAATTAACTCCTGTTTCTTCTGCTACTTGCTCCGCTGTTTGTGCATTTTCTAAATCGGTAAACTCTAAAGGTTGTATCGTTTTAAAGTATAATTTTAGTTTGATATTGTTAACCGCTAAAATAATATCTAACGCCTCTATTATTTCTAATTGATAAGGTTTTATAACTAAATTATCATATAATAAAGTAGCGGTTTTGATTTCGTCTGCATTGTTTGAAAATCCACCGCCTGATTCACGAACTCCTAAAAGCATCGGAGAAGTAACTCTATGTCCTACAACTAATTTTTCAAAACATTCCTTGCTTAAATATTCATAGTGTGCAGGTGCATCGTTTAACGGAATATCATCAACAGTAGTTTTATTTTCTACACTTGCATTAAAAGATACAATTACTTTGTCACCACGTGAACCTGTTAATTTACGTTTAACATCGTTTGCAATTTGCTCTCTTTTTTCTTCACTTGGAATATTATTATTGAAGTTTATAATTTTAGTACCACTAAAACCATTCATTACATCGTTAATCAAATAGTCTGAAATTTCTTCTTCTAATTTAGCATAAGGTAAAGCACCTGAATAATCAATAGGTGTGTAATAATGGTAACCACTAATATAAGGTTTAATAACGTATATTTCAACATCTTTTTTATTACCAAAACCAAAAGCAGGAATTCTTTTTACTTCTTCGCCTTGTTTCTTTTTAGTCCAATCAGGGTGATAATACCACGCTTCAATTTCTCCTTTATCATTACATTTTTCTGCTCTTAAAGTATGCATAGGAAAATGCTCAATAAAAGAAACTTCACCTTTATCGTAACCTATCTGCATTGCAGCCATTCCTAAAAGTTTTCTTTCAAGTGCTAC